AAAAGGTTTCACTATTTTGAAGTCAGAATTGGCTGCAAATATGTATGAAGCTATAAATGGCCCTCATTTTGATGAGGAACATGCTCATTACGCAGTAGAGGGTATGGAAAATGAGGATGGTACAAAAGGACCTCACTGGACGGTTGAAGAGACAACGTCCGTTGCCAATCAAATGGGCATAAACTTAAAATCAGAGAAACATAACAAGTGGGACTGGTTTGTTGCTATGAATATGATATATTCAGACTTTTATAAAGCAGTAGTAGCAATGACTGGTAGCGCAAATACCAAATATTTCGCAGAATTAGCTAAAGCTTGGCTTTGTGACAAAGACATTTCAGAAGGCAAGATGTGGCACTACTATGTGTACATTATGTGTGACGACGAAGAAAACGATTATAAAGCATACGAACGTATGCACAGAGATCGTGAAGAAGAATATGGTCGTTATGCAAGACGTTCTGGTAGAATGGAATATGCAAATAAAGAAAGCGATTACCGATATCCTTACTCTAAATATTATGACGAGTATGAAAGACCTGGTCGTAATAGATATTATGAACTAGAGTATGAATATGGGGATCGTGAAAAAGAAATGCGTGACCGTGATAAAGAATCCAGAGATAGACGTAACACATCTGTTAGATATTTCTAATTATCAAATTATATATAAATCAATTAAATTATAAATCATTATGTTAGAAAACGAAAGAATTATTGTACAAGACCGTGGTGGTATTGATGCTGGTATCGCTGCGTTAATGCAGAATGCTAATAAAGGTTTTGACCCCGCTGCTTTAATGGCCATGATGAACAATGGTAATGGCATGTTCGGTGGTAACGGTGGTTGGTGGTGGATCTTCATCATCGTGCTCTTCTGGATGTGGGGCGGATGGGGTGGAAATGGCTTCGGTCGTGGAAACCAAGCAGAAACAAATTCGGATTTCGCTCGTTTAGCTGCTATGGGTAATCAAAACAACAATACAGACTTATTGATGCAAGCAATCAATGGTAATAAAGATGCAATCAATACATTATCTACTAATCTGAACTGCGACGTTAAGTCAATTGACAACGCTTTGTGTTCTATCCAGAATGCAATTGGTAAAGTTGGCGGTGAAGTAGGTTTCTCTGCAGAAAGAGTAATTAATGCAGTTAACGCAGGTGACTGCAATGTTATCAAAGCTATTAGTGACTGTTGTTGCACAACTCAACGTTCAATTGATTCAGTTAATTTGAATCTGACTCAGATGAATGCTGATAACAGATTGTCTATCTGTCAGCAAACTAATACTTTGCAGAACGCTATTACTTCAGGTTTCAATACCTTGTCTAGTGAAAATGCTACAAGATTCAACATTCTTGGTGCTAAGATAGATGCTCAGACTCAGATTATCAATGACAAGTTCTGTCAATTAGAGATGAGAGAAATGCAGAATAAGATCGACACGTTACGTGACGAGAAGAACGCATTGCAATCTTCTGCATTGCTACAACAACAGACTTCTAATATCGTTAGTCAAATTAGACCTTGTCCGGTTCCTGCTTACTTAACATGTAATCCTTATGGATGTAATGGTGGGTTAAATGGATACGGTTACGGTTATCCTTACGGATACGGCGATAGCTGTTGCGCTTAATAAGAAAGGAGGCAATTATGTATCCTTTCGTATTTAATCCATTTGGTAGAAACAACACCGTAAATATTTTAGATCTAGTAATACCTAAAGTAAAAACTATAGCACTAGGTGAGTCCACTGAAAATGTAGTATTAGGTATCTGTCCTAAAGTATGGTGTAGATTACCTAAAGAAGGTGTAATTGTTTTAGAGGTACGCCACACGGCAGAAGCATCGGGAGCTAGTCTACCTGTATTTATTTCAGTTTCTGGTTCTGTAAGTACTGCTTCTAATACTCACAATATACCTTTAGTAAATGCTTCAAGTGCACCAATTACTGGTTCACAAGTTAGTGCTGGGAACAGATACATTGCATATTTTAACAAATGTGACAATGTAATACAGTTAATGAGTTATACTCCTGCTGCTCCTACACCAGCTGCTTAATATATTAATCAAGATATATGGGCAGCTATGAGAGTTGCCCATATTCTTTAAACTTATAAAGATATGACATTCTCTCAGTTAACGTCGGGTACCAGAATACACGTACTCGAGATAACAGGTACTTTTAAAAAGAACACAACGTACAGTTTAGGAACGGTAGTCAGTGTATCAAAACCCTATGACGAACCAGTGCCACCGACACAATTTCCGATGCCTATGCAAAATAGACGTAAGCTCGTGGATCTAGTGATTTCGTGTGATGGTGAACAAAGAAAACTGTCAGTATCTGAAGATAAAACAATGATGACCGATTCATCCATCGGTCTTACTATAGCCACAGAAAAATCACAAATTGTTAACATGGTTAGACAGTCTCTTGATGATTGTAGAATTAAGAAAGAGAGCCTGAGTAAGATTGATGAGGAGATGAGGAGATGTGAAGACATCTTAAAAATACTTAATGTAAATTCGGACATAACAACCAATGTGACAAAAGATTTCAAAGAACTTGATGACTTAAAAGCTGAAGTGAAAGAGCTTAAACAACTTTTACAAAACGTATCTGCTGTTCGTCCGGAAGTAATAAAAAATACTCCACCTAATTCTACTGAAGACAAAAAAGTAGAACCAGAAGGAGAAATAAAAAAAGAAATCTAAAACACAAAGGTTGGCTATTTAGTCAACCTTTTTTTATTTTAAACAATATGAGCACATTATACAATAACAAATACGATATCCTAGCTAGTACAATTCAACCCAACCCTGCTTCTGTTAAATATTGGGCAGATTTATCATCTAATGCAAATGGTGGAGATTTGAAATATTTTGACGGTACCAAGTGGGTTTTGGTAAATAACAAAGCTACTGAAGACATTAGTACTTTAAAACAAGATGTGGAAACTCTTAAAGAATCCAAAGTAGACAAAGTGGAAGGTAAGCAATTATCTACTGAAGATTATACAACAGCTGAAAAATCTAAACTTGCAGGTCTATCTAATTACAACGATAATGAAGTAAGAGAATTGATTTCAGCTTTAAATCTTAGATTGACTACTCTAGAAGGTGATTATGAAGCTTTGGAAGCAAGAGTTGCTGCATTAGAAACGCCAGCTGCATAAAATGGAATTAAAATTAAATAGAATCTTTCTAGGTAGTTCTGCAACCATTGGAGAATTGTATGTTGATGGGGAACACATAGCAGACACTCTTGAAGATAGAGTGAGACCAGAAGGAGAAAAAGTTTATGGTAAAACTGCAATATCCGAAGGTACTTATGAAGTTAAATTAACTTATTCACCAAGATTCAAGAAAATATTACCAGAAATACTTAACGTACCTAATTTTAGTGGGATTAGAATTCATACTGGTAATAGTTCTAAAGATACAGAAGGGTGTATACTTGTAGGTACTTGGGATGGTGAAAAAGAAGATTGGATAAGTGACTCTAGAATAGCATTTGAAAAACTTATGTCTTTACTTCAGAAAGCTGAGGATAAAAAAGAATCCATAACAATAACAATTAATAATTCGTGGAAATGACATTTAATTCACTAAACGCAATTATAGACGACATTTATAACATCTTAAGAGATAATAATGTATCAGAAAGTGAAAATCTAAGTCGTATACAAGTAGAGCAATGGATTCATCAATACAGAGCATACTTGATCAAACAAGATCTAGATAAAGGCAGAGACATAAATGAATCGTATGTTCAAACAATAGGACCATTACATATTTCTAAAGTACGTAATTGCCCTACAGATGGATACAATTATAAATCTGATGAAGAACTACCAAAGTTTATAGATTTACATTTTGGATCTGGATTGATTTGTGTAAAAGACTTAGATGGTAATTTGATTCAAGTTGGAACTGAAACCAAAGCAAAGTATCAAATTAATAGAAAATATACATGCAATGATTATATTGCATATCTTAAAGGAAATCATTTGTACATAATGGGACCAGAACATCTAGAGTATGTTAGAATAGATGGTATACTAGAGGACCCAACATCAATTGGTGAATGTTTTGATAGGGATGATACACCATATCCTGTTCCTGCAAACATGATACCCACAATTAAAGATATGATCTTTACTAAAGAATTAAACTTGATGCTGCAAATGCCAAATGATACTACTAACAATAGTACAAATGATGTAAAAGTTCAATAATGGAGACAAAAGCTTATACAGGACACAATTTTTATGATTCATACTTAGAATATGTAGAAGATAATCCACTATATCAAGTTGAATACAGAGTGTTTAGAGATATAATAAATGATTACTTTAAATACCTTAGAGATGAATTAATAGAAAATGGAAAAGAGGTTAAATTACCATGTAGAATGGGGACCATTCAAATAGTAAAACACAAACCCAAAGAGTATACTGGAAAGAGTCTTCGAATTGATTATGCTGAGAGCAAGAAAGCCGGTAAAGTTATTTATCATTTAAATGAACATTCTAACTTCTATAAATATAGAATATATTGGAATAAACAGAATATGATAACACCAAATAAAACCAAATATCAATTGGTGATGACAAGGGATAATAAAAGGCATCTTGCTCAGATTATCAAAAATCACATTAGAGATTATAGAGAATTATGATTACAAAATTAACTTCAATTAAAACGGTAATTGCTAAGATAATTGCTGATCTAGATTTGAAAGAAGACGACATCCGTATATCAGATGTACGAAGTTGGTGTGGAGAAGCAATTGAAAAGATTGGCGCTGTTACACAGTTTATTCCAAAAGTATCTGGTCAAGATGGTACTCCAATTACAAAACTGTGTGGACATCAAGCATCGTTACCATGTGATCTTCATCAATTACATCAAGTTGCATATTCTTTCAATTGTGATGGACCTTGGTTTCCTATGAGGAAAGCTACAGGTTCATTTGCTGTTTGGGGACATGACAAATGTTGTTGCAATTGTGGTTGTTATGATGAACTTGGCCACAAAAAGGAATGCCGTCATAATAATTGCTGTGAACATTGTGACCCAAATATGATTGTACAAGAGGATACAATGGTTAACTTGGTAGTGGATATGATCGGTAATATAGATAAAACAGAGGCTTTAGAATTACTAAATACCAATCAAAATCTACGTACAATTATTTCAAATCTTATAAACGAACGTACACATAACGATGGGTTCAATACAGCAAATCCTAGTGGTGGATTGCAATATAGTATCAAACCTGGATTTATAATGTGTAATGTTCCGTCAGGTTACTTAAAATTATCATACAGTGCGATACCTACCGATGAAGATGGATACGCTTTAATACCAGATTTAACTTCTTATACTGAGGCTATATACTGGTATGTTACAATGAAACTGAAGTATCCTGAGTATTTGAATGGTAAGTTAAATCGAGAAGTGTACTACGATATTAGGAGATCTTGGAATTTTTATAGAAACCAAGCATATGCTGAGGCATTGATGCCAAATGAAGATGGTATGGAGTCTATTAAAAATAATTGGAATAAAATCGTTCCAGAATTTAGAGATCACAATACTTTTTATTCACATACTGGGGAAAGACAAATAATTTATAACGCAAATGAACGCTACTAGACAAACAAATACATTTTCTGGGGGTCTTAGTATGGACGTAGATTATTCCGTATTGAAAGATAACCAGTATATATATGCAGAGAACATTCGTATACTAACGAATGAAGGATCTTCTTTTGCAGCAATGCAAAATATAGAAGGATTCTTAGCGTGTAGACCTTCTTCAAATTTGTCTGGTGAAACTATCATACATGTTACCACAGTAAGAGATTGGGCGATTGTTTTTACTAAGGTTAATGGTACAAATAACAATAATGTCTATAGAATTGATTTTTCTAGATCCCAAGAGGAACCAATTGTAACAAAAGTAGTAACTAATAGACCTTTAGATATAGAAGTATCATCTAGTAATGTAGCTGCAATTAGTAGTGTATGTAGATGGGAAGCAAGCAACAATGTAAAGGTGTACTGGGCAGATGGGCATGCTCAAATTAAAGTAATCAACGTAGATGATGATCACATATCTAGTAATTCATCTATTACTTCGGATACTATAGTAATGCTACCAAAAGCTACATTACCTCCATTTGAATTTAATGGATTTGGAACAGGTAGTTTAGAATCTGGAATGATACAGTACTGTTATCAATTGTTTAAAGTAAGAGGTACAGAGTCTGCAATATCTCCACTTACCCCTCTTTATCATTTGAGTGATGGAGATCAAAAAACTAATTACAATGCTGTAAAAGGAAGTTCTAAAGGACAGAATACTGGTAAGTCTATAAAGCTACAAGTAAGAAACAATAGCACTGGATTTGATAGACTTAGAATAATCTCCTTATTCTATAAGGCAAAGAATGAAGTACCTGTAATATCCATATTAGACGATATAGTTATTGGAACTGGTTCTGTAATAAACTATGAAGATAAAGGTGGTAGTTTAGTATCAGAATTAAGTATTGATGAATTTAATTCATTAGCTAATTATACGTTTATACCTGAAGTAATAGAATCTAAAGATAATAGATTATTTGCTGCTAATCTTACTGAGGAAACATGGGATGTAGAATATGATGCTAGAGCATTTAGAGCTAATTCTTCTGGCAATGTATTATTGTTATCTAACTCTGGCTCTTCATTAAACTTTGCTTTATCTGCATTAACTACTACAAATATACCTAAAGATCATGATTGTATATGCCCATTTAATGTTGATGGTAGTGCTTATAAATACACTACTTCTCCAACAGAAGGATATATACAAGGTGGTAAAGGTAAGAATGTGTCTTATAGGTTTATTACTACAGACTTGTTAGAAGATGGATCTACTACATCAAGAGGAATGGTAAATGAAGAATTTACATTTAATGCCTCATCAAGATCTCTTACTAGTCTAGATATCAACTACGAGGGAAATGACAAATCAAATTCAATAAGTTTATCATCTGGTAATAAGATACCAAACTATTCTAATGCTGAAATAGAATCCAAAGTAAAAGGATATATGAGGGATGAAATCTATAGATTTGGTATTGTATTATACAATAAACAAGGTTTAGCATCCCCTGTACATTGGATAGGTGATATAAGGATGCCATCTAATAAAGATTCTGGTTATAAGTTTTTTACTTCCAATGAGGCTAGTGATTATGGATCTAATTTATCAGTTGTTACTAAACCTCTTGGTATTGAATTTGAAGTAAAGAATCTACCTTCAGATGTAGTAAGATATGAAATAGTTAGATGCGAAAGAACTCTATCTGATAGAACTATATTAGCTCAAGGAGTAGTAAGTTGCATTACGAATTATGATAGAGATTCTAACATCTTAACACCATTCCCATATCTAGCTTATTCAAATAAGCATGGCTATTATGCAAAGACCCACAATAATGGAGATTTCCAATATACCTTTAATTTGTCAAATACACAATCTAACAATTATTTCATGTTTGTATCTCCAGAAATAGCAGTCAACAGAGAAAATGCTGATGCATTAATTGATAAATTTCAAACAGTTGAAAAGGTAGGATATATGACATCTCCTATTACTGCGGACGGTGATTGGGGAATTACAGAAGCTGGAGCTACAAAAGTATTAGCAAATGCTAGATCTATAAAGTACGATGGTACTACGATAAAACCAACTAAAACATTAGGTAATCAACCTAGTAATGGCTATGTATCTGGTGGGTGTGTTGTAATAAATAATGATGATTTTTATGCAGCATTGTTAGCTAAATACTATGGACTATATGTTGAAAGTGGTGTACAATCAGCTGCAATAGAAAGTGCAAAATATGCTGGTCCTAGTAGTCCTTGGTTAACAAACGGTGATCAGCCTTGGTATAATGCTGAAGCAGTAACCATTGGTGACAAAGTTTATTATAACTGGGTGTGGGATAATATTAAAACTGCAGGAGATGGTGAAGTAGATAAGACTGATGCAAACAATGTTAGAAAATATGGTCCACATGGGATTTGTGCTATATTCAAAAGTGATAATATGATCTCTAACATATCTTTAGCATCAGGATCTTCAAGTGCTAGATATTTAAATGCAGTAGCATTATGTAATATTAAACAAAGTGTAAATGCTTATGGTGGTAATTCCTACTCTGCTGTACAGAATTCTGTGTATATTACTACAGGAGCTAGTGCTGAATCTAGTGTTTCCACAGTGTTGTGTTATGGTGGCGATACTTATTTAAATATATTTGATTATAATAACTGTATGTTTAGTTACAATACAGATGATTATTATAATAATAAATCAAATAGATTATTCTTAGGTGCGTTCATACCGTGTGAATCAAGTGTTAATTTAGCATTAACTCATGCTGACTCATCTATAAATAGAACTTATCAAGCTGGTGATGGATATGCTAATCATTTCGTAGAAGATGATATAGTTACTGTTGGTGATTTATATACTCAGAACACTCCATCATATGCATACAATGATGCTTACTCTGCTCAACCTAATGCAAAAAAGTTTGTAGCTAAATCTATTTATAATATAGATAATCTATTAACAGATACTCGTATCATATCTTCAGAACTGAAAACAAATAATGAAGTTACTGATTCGTGGACAAAATTTAAAGTAGCTAATTATCTTGATGTAGATACTAGATTTGGTCCAATTAATGATATGAAACTGTTTAAAAATAATTTAGTATTCTGGCAAACAGACGCTTTTGGCACAGTTGCAGTAAATGAACGTTCTATTATAACTGATAATAATCCAGGTGCTCTTACTCTAGGTACTGGTGGTATACTAGATAGATATGACTATTTTACCACAATGAATGGTGAAAGTCCAAACCAGTTAAGAGCAAATACTCAATCAGATAGCACTGTGTACTGGTATGATAGTAAACGTAATGAGATATGTGGTTTTAATGGTCAATTACAAACAGTATCTAAATTAAAAGGAGTTCAATCTTATTTGAATAAGAATAAAGACTTGTTTAAAAAAGATCCTATTGCAGTATATGATAAGAAATACAATGAAGTTCTGTTTACTCTAGGAGATAAAACATTAGCATTTAATGAACAATTAGGAGTATTTACTTCATTCTATAACTATAATCCAGACTATTATGCAGAGTTTAGTGATAAACTATATTTATTTAAATCATTGAAACTGTTTAAATATAATGGTGGTGAACAAGCTGATTTAGATTCTGACAAAGCGAAGGTATCTGAAATAGAATTTGTAGTTAACAAAGATTATCCACAAACCAAAACATTTGATAATGTTGAATATAGTGGTAATTTTACTACGGATACTAACTTTGATTTGATATTATTTACTACAAAAAGACAAACTAGTGAAACATTGACTAGTGAAGATATTGATTACAGAGAGGATACTTATAAATTTGCAATCCCTCGTAATTCTTTGAAGCTTAATGAAGTAGAACAACTGGCTAACAAATCATACAAAGATAGAATGAAGGGAAAATATCTCATCTGCAATTACAAGTATGATTGCAATGGTGGTAATAAATTTAAAGTGCCATACATTAGTACAGCTTATAGATACTCAATGATATAATATGAAAAAGAAAAACAATAAAAAGACTATACCAGCATATGCGTTTGGCATGGATCAGTTGTCAAACTACCTTGGTGGAGCTAATGTATTTGGCTCTGCCATTTCTGGTTTATCAGAAGAAGGTTCAACAGGTGATGTTGCAGGTAGTACTATTGGCAGTGCAGCTTCGTTAGCCGGTGCTGGTCTCACTGTAGGTGGTCCTATTGGCGCCGCTGTTGGTGGTGGATTAGGATTGGTAAGTGGACTTATTGGTTCAATTAAACGCAAGAAACAAATGCAAGCGTTAAGACGCAGAAAAGAAACTCTCAATAAAACTAAAATAGGTATGAATGCCGCAGCTGAAACTGAAGGAGAATATTGGGATGATAATGATCTTGCATATACATTTGAGAATGGTGGAATACTCCCAGACTTAGCTTACTTGGACAACAATGAAGTGGTTAGAGATGATTATGGAAATATTGTTCAAGTTCCAAATACTCAACCAGGCACAGATAATCATTTAGTCGATGCGTCTACTTTGGAATCTGTGTTATCTGACAAAATTAAAAGACCTGGTACAAAGAACACATTTGCTAAGGAAGGACAAATATTATCTAAAATGACAAAACCTAGCAAAGGCAAAGACAAGTTTGCTGAAAATACAAACAGATTAAATAAAATAAATGCTAATAAAGCTTACAATAAATTATTAGCAGAACAAGAAGCAGTTAAAGCTGCTAAAGGAGTTAAACCCAAAGTAAAAGGAATACCTGCATATGCAGATGGTAAAGGTAAGAAGAGTTTCTTGAATACACCTATTGTTGAATTGCTCTCTGATTTAAATTTCAATATTTTCAATAGAGAAAATGAGGACATAAGTGGTGCGGAAGCTGTAGTACGTGGTGTACCTTATGGTAGACATGAATCCGCACTCAATCAACCCATAAGTAAATTATTAAGTCATTCAAATTATAATAAAGCTGCTGCTAGAAATACAGCAATAAATTTGGGTTCTCCTACAACTGGAACGTGGTTTGCACCATTACAAACCGCTGCAGCTACACCACAAGGAGTGGATGCTGTTACATATGCTAATGATGAGCCGATTTCTGTTGATACACCTGTTCAACCAACTATAATACAACCTGTTGTAACGAACACATATACAAGTGCGTCAAATAGACAGGTTACAAAAACCCCTAGTACTACTGGTTCCGTAACCACCAAACAGACAACCAAACCTAACATTACTAAAACTACTACTCAAAGATTATCTGAACCAACAATGCCACTAGTAAACACTAGCATGACAATAGATTGGGATGATGTTGTTATTCCAGTAAATATACCAGCATCTGCAGATGAAGCTACTAAGAAACGTGCACTTGGTAAACCAAAAAGTGGGTATTCACCAGATTGGTTATCGTTGGCTCCTACGGTGTATAATACTTTACAATCATTAAGAGGACCAGAAGAAGAACCATTAGTATTAAACCCATATGCTGGTGCAGTTAGAAGTACAATGGCTAGACGTAGAATGAACATTGAACCAGCTAGATTAGCTAACAGTAGATCAAGGGCCATTTCAAACTATAACTTAGCAAACATTAATGCTAATACTGGTGCTAATTTAGCAGCAAGAACTCAAGCTGCTGTTGATGAGTATGCTTCTAATGCAAACATGTACGCCACTAAACAAAATGCTGACAATGCTTACTTAGGAGAATACGCAAATACTCTTAATAATTTAGGACAACAATTTGTACAAAGTGAAAATATGTACAACGATCTTAATGCTAGAAACAGAGCTGCTGCTAGAAACTTTGGAGCAACTGCAACTAGTCAACTTGGTAAATGGTCTCAAGTAAATAGACAAATGCAAAATCAATACAATAGGGATCAAATGACACTACCATTCTTAGCTGATTTCTTAAGTCAAGGATTTACTAAAGAACAAGTGGATAATTTATTAACAAGAACTAGAAATAGAGTTTAATATGGTAAATAGATATGATAATCCTGCACAAGCAGAATTCATAAATACATACGTTCCAATTCCATTTGAACAATTGTATACACTTGGGAAGCAGGCAAAAGAAAACGTAGATCAAGCATTAAAAGATTATTCAACAGCTTTGGATAAATGGGCTGAATTTCAATCTCCATCCGCTGCTGACACAAAAGCATACTATGATGAAACTTATGGTAGAGCTTTGCCTGTGGCTGAAGAATTGTCTAAAAACTTAGACATGATAAAAACTGCAGAAGGTAGATCTAAGATATATTCAGCAATAAACAATGTAGACAGAGCTAAATTAAGTATGCTTCGTCAAAGTGCTGAAGGTTTAAGAGAGAGACAAAAAGTAAATCAACGTCTAATGCTAGAAGGTAAATATAATCCCTTGTGGCACGATGTTGATTTTACTGGTTATAACACACTTACTTCAGGTATTTATAATGATGTATCTCCACTAGGTTATCAATCAATAAAAGATCTTACAGATAAATATGTAAATAATCTTAAAGATAGCTATTTGGGTAGATCCAATGGTTTTATTCATACTGGTGTAACTGGGGATCAAATTAAAAAAATATTGGATGAAAATAAAAGTGGTATACTATCTACTCCTGAGGCTCAAATGCATATGCAAGTGTACTTAAAACAGAACCCTGGAGCAACCGCTGAAGATGCTGCAAATGCTTTTATGGAAAGAGCATATATAGATAATCAAGAATACATTAGAAATAATATTACAGTAGACCCATATGCAATGCAAGCTTTGAAAGAACAACAAGCTTTAAGAGTTGCAGCTACACGAAAAGGAAAAAATGGTGAACAACCAACTGATTATCCAGATGCTTATACTAAATTGTATAATGACGCAGTAGTTCAAGAAAAGCGTCAAATGCAAAATAATCCAAATCTAACTAGAACAAGATCATTTATAGAAGGTCAAGCATCTATGATACAGACTTTGACAGACGCTGCTAATGCTCTAGAATTAGGTGCTATTACTCCAGAAGAATACAACACTATGTATAAGGCATACCGAGAATCTGCATCAAAGAACTACAGTAATGAAGCTATGGCAAATGCTTATGCAGAGGATGTTAGGGATATGTTTGCTAAACAATCTGATATATTCCCAGCTGTTGGAGTAAAACAAGAAAAGTTACCACTGTACTATGATACTGCGTCCAGGGTGTTGAACGAACTTACTTATCCTACTTCAGGATTAGTTATGAACCGTTACAATAAAATAAAATCTTCTAAAGAAGTAGAAATTAACAGTAATGATGCTATAACTAATGGATTTACTATTCCAGATACTAATGGGTTAATATTGTCCACAGACTTTGTAAATAAAGTAATGAAGGTTCCTTCTATGAAATACACTGTTCAGGACAATTCAAGACTTAATAGAAACTTTGCAGAAGACCTAAAATCTGGAGTATTCCAAGATGTTATAAAGGTACCTAGAAACAAAATAATGGTAGGTGAATCCAATGGCCAACCACAATTATTTCAAAGGGTTAGTGTTAAGATACCTATTCAGTCTATAAGAAATGCTAACTATGATGTTGACAGTTTTAAAGAAATGGTTAATAAAACTATGGGTTTAACATCTGAAGTTGGTTTAAGTGTTAAGCCAATAAAAGGTGAAAGTGTGGAAGATGCGTGGGGTCACTCTGATACCAGAGGTGGTGCAGCTCTTACTGGAGAATACTTTACATTTGATGCAATGGAACCAATTGATCCACATGGTATGACAAGAATGACTTTTGATCAAGAAGTCAATAAAGAACATGGTGGGTCTAAACTACAAAATGATTTATATGATAGTTCATATAACGAATCATATTCTTCTGATATCGAACTTTATCAAACTATGCTTAATCTGTTACAATAATATATGGAAACATCTATATTAGACAAATACAATGCTGGTTTAATTCCCTCTAAAACCAATGCCACTACTGCCGCTATACGGCAAGTAAATGCACAGCATTCCCCTTTAACAAAAATTAAAACAGGGTACGATCGTGAATTGGAACAAACTCCAATTGATGATTATGAAGAAATGTATCTATTGGACAAAGAAAATCCAGAGGAAACTCTTAAAGATAAGAGCTACTTAAAAGATGCATGGACCACTTTTATGAATAGTAGAGATCAAATCAATCTAATGTCGGAAAGAGCTAAATTAGCTAAGGATATAAATCCCGTATTAGATGATATTGATTATGAATTGAATTTTCTTAGTGATAAGCAAAAGCTTAAAAATCTTGAAAATACTATTCCTACTTTGGATGAGAATTCTGAAGAATACAAAAATGCAATATCTGAATATTTTCAACTTCAAAGAACATTAGCAGATAGACAAGAGCAATACGATAGCATCTTGTCTAAATATGGTGAAAAAGAGGGTGATAACATTGATGCGAGAATTGAATATCTAAGTAATTCTAGAAAATCGTGGGAAGAAGAAAGATCTAAAGTAAATGAAGAAATAAATAATATATATTCTAACTTACGAGATAGATCTGAAAATTATACACCGTCTTCTGAATTTAGAATAAAGGAACAAAGAGCTCAAGATAAACCTTGGTATTCCCCAGATTATTTCTTATACGCTGGTCCAGGTTTAACAGGTTCTTCTATGGCAACTGTTAATGGTTATATTGCAGATGCTTTAGCTACTGGAGCTTTATGGTTAGGTAGACATTATGCTACTACTGGAGCATTGAACGCTGTCCCTGGAATTGGTGCTGCATCTAATTTAATTGGGTGGGGTAGTGCAATTGCAGCTACTGCAGCTAGTGTTGCTGGTAATATATACAGTAGACATAGAGAGTCTCTAGCTCAAGTATATGGTGCGTATAGATCTAGAATTGAAGATAGTTTAAAGGAACAAGGTATTGACATTAAACAATATGCTGAAATTGGTAGAAACCAGTTAAAACAACAAGACCCCAATATAGATGTTTCTAAGATCTCTGATGATGAGATAATAGATAGAGTTATATCTGGAGAGATAAACATAAATGATGCAACTCTAGCAAATGCTAAAAGATCTTTAAAAGATGGATTAGAAAGAGTTTATGATAACAACATGGCATTATCTGCTATGGATGTTGCTCAATCTGCTTTAGTATTTGCACCTCTTGGTAAAGCTATGGGTAAAATAATAACAGCTCCAATTAAAACTGCTTTAAACCCATTGTTAAAAACAGGTACGAAATTAAGCGAAGCTGCAGCAAGTAAATATAACAAACTTATAGACGCTTATACTGGGTTTAATGCTAGACTTGCATACAATTCCCCAGTAAAAAACGCTAGTCTGCAAGCTGCCAAAGCACTTGGTAGATTGGGTTTTTCTGCTACTGGAGAAGCGTTTGAAGAAGCCAATCAAGATGTATTTGATTATGATTATATTTCTGGTAAATATGATGGAAAGTCTAGCAGCATTTTTCAATCTTTGATGGGTTTAGCTGATGCAAATTATCGTACTGCAAAAATATTGTCTGGAATAGATACTGAATCTGAATTAGCAAATGATCCACAATTTTGGAATGATGTAAAAGGTGGTTTTGCATTAGGTTTATACATGGGTGGACCTACAATTGCTTATCATTCTGGGTTAAAGACTTACAAAGACATGACTGCCAACTCTTTTGTAAGAGACGTAGTTGCAGATCACATTGGTAAAAAAGATGCAATGATCAAAGCTATGTCCTACTCTGAGATGGCAAACAAAAAATTAAACTATCAACAAAATGTACTTGATGTACTTGAAAACTACAAGTACAATCTACCAGAAGGTATCACTGAACAAGATTTAAATGATGAGATAGCTACTGCAAATAATATCTTTAGTTTATCTAAATCTAAAGTAAATCAGAACATTGGTAAAACTATTGGTTACAATCCTGGGACTACTGAATATAATACTTTAATTGGGTTGCAACACTTGGCAACAATAGATGCACAAGAAGCACTTGACAATGCTAATCAGGCACAAGAAGCAGATAATAATTTCTATACTACTCTGGAAAATGATCAAATGTTAAACCATTATTCTCCAGAAGAAAAGCTTACTGCTGTAGTATTAACTAAATTAAATATTCAAAAGCAAGCGTTAGAACAATTAAAAACAGCACTTGAATCTAAACCAGAAGAAAATCAACAAAAATTTGGTATAACAAATGAATCAAATGCTGTTGGTAGATCTATATCAAAAGAGATACCTAAGATATTAAAAGATATAGATGTTAAATTAAATCAGTTGGCAGAAGGTACTAAATTTAGCCCAAACTTTGTAGCAACTCCTAATTTAGTTGGCAAAGGTGTTGATAGCTATGTTAACACAATGATTGCAAACCACGATCTTCTAATAGCAGAACACAAGATGAATGAAATCTTTGGTAATACTTTGGAAGATGGCAAACTCATAAATTTCAACAATGCTTCTGATGAATCAAAAAAACAAATAGGCAAAAAAATAAAAGAAAGAATTGATAAGTATATAAACAATTCAGATGAGTCATCAAAGATAGTAGAAGAAAATGCAAAAGATGTTGTTGAAACAGAAGCTGCAAAAGAAATGTCTAGAGAAGCAGTTAATCAAAGTGATAATCAACAACCTATTACTAACAACGAAACTCAAGTAGATAATCAAGTAGCTTCTAAAGTAGAACAAGAAAAGGTTGAATCTCCAAAGACTCCTATAATGGATGATAGGGCTACTCCTGACATTGATACTAAGATACCAGTAGCAGAGGTAGAGATAAAGAAAGATGAGGAGTTTCCTAATAAAGGTTTGGAAGAGTTAAGCAAAGAATTTGAAGAAACTTTAGCCAAAGTAAGAGAAAAAAAAGAACCGGAAACAGAAGATACTGAAAGCAAACCTAAATCTAAACCTCAACCAGTTGTTGAAACTCAAGAAGATGAAGAAGATGAAATAGAATTTGAACGAGCTGATGAAAAAGCTTTAATAGATTTTGCAAACTCTGAAGCTGTTTCTGATGAGGAAGATAAGAAAGTATCTGAAACATATAACAATTCTAATCCTGAAGTAACTGAAGAATCTCAAGTAAAATGGGCCCGTAAGAAGATTGCTACAGAATCCACAATGAATAGGAGAACAGATATGGACTCTGAGACTAGAGATTTGGATGAATCTTTAGAAATGGAAGAATTAGTACAAGATAAGGTATCTCATACACTGTTCTTTAATCCTGATGCTACAACGCCTATTTATCCTGGTACCAAGCCAGGCAAGGAATTAGCAGAGAGAATAAAAGATCCAAACTTTTTTAATGATAGTTTCTGTGAGTTTGTTATAAATAAAGATTATACAGAAAAGGGGCATAAACCATATAAAGAAAATGATCCTAGTACATATGATTCTGCATCTATAATAATGTTAATTCATCATGGCACTGGCGATTATGCAATGGCTTTGAAAACTCCTTCTGGAGCTAGAACTTTCTTAGCAGCAAAATTAGCTAGCATACCTAAAGAAAGGCTTACAGAAGAGGATATTAATCTTATTAATAATGCTAATGATTTATCTATAGCAGATTTACGTAGATTTAGAAATGCAGTAATTTCTACAATAGAGTCTGCAACAAATGATGAAGCTGTAGTACCTAGCACAATAGTTAGAACCAAAGGAATACCTAATGTTGTTAGAAAAGATGGTAGAGCTGTATTCAGACCAATACATGAAGTAAAGGGCTTACAAATACCAACAGAAATTACTGATATTACTCCAGAAAATGTAACATTTGGTATAAGTGATGGTATTGTAAAAGATTCCGATATAATAGGAGCCAATGGTGAAATGTTGCCAGGTAAAGGGGGTAGTGGACAATTATTTATTTATCCACCGAAATCTAGTACTTTATCAAATCAAATGTTGCCATTACAATTAACTCTTCAAAGATTTGATAGAAATCAAGCTGAGTTTTTAGCTGAATTGTTAATTAATTATGGCACTAATCCTAACTCTGAATATAGAGATACAGGAGTTATTGCTGGAGAATTAATTGACTTTATGGTTAGATTTGGAGATGCTACCAAAGTAACCACTGCAGATAAAACATTTGATTGGTTAAAAGAAAAGCAATTGTATATTGATGATAAATCCAATCTAATAGTTGGTGAAAAAACATTCAATATAGGCAATTTATCTACTCAGGATAAAAAAGACATAGTTGAAGCTTTAATGGGATTCCATTGGCGTGTAGCTAGAAAGAATTTCTTCAGCCCAATAAAAGAAGCATTACCTTCTGTATATGATTATTTTAACAATAATTCTGTTGATTTGCTTGATATCATTCCAGGTATATCCCTTACTAAGGATGATTTCATTTCTTCTACCCCAGTTTATACTATGGGTGTGTTAGAAAAAGCTGGTATAATAAGAAGTGACTTAGATGATCAACTATTTAAAGATTCTTTCGCATATGCTGAAGATGTTCAAAAGATACCAAGAAAGATCAATAATCCTGAAGTAAAAGAAGCTGTTGAAAATAAAGCCAGTTCGTTACCAAATATTCCTAGCACCCCAGAACCACAGACAGAGGTTACTGAAGATGTTACGACTTCTGAAGTTACAACTAAAGATGATTCTTACATAAAGGAAATAACTAATGATGGAGAAATAGATCCTTTGAGTTTGGGAATTGATGAAGATTTTGATGTACCTTTTCGTAAAGTTGCAGGAAATATATCAGAAGTAGTAACTCCAGAAGAAATTCAATGGTTTAGAAATAAATTAGGATTACCAGAAGATTCTTTACATATCGTTGAAGATGCTATTGCACTTGGTGGTAATGAATATGCTATGGGTCTTGTTAGAAAAGATTCTACCATACTGTGGAAAGGTGCAGAACGTGGTACATTGTATCATGAAGCATTCCATAGAGTATCATTATTAACTATTTCTCCAAAGGAAAGAAAGAAAATTTATGAATTCTATAGAAATAGAACTGGTTTTGTTGGAAGTGATAAACAAGTAGAGGAAGCTTTAGCAGAAGACTTTAGGCAGTATATGCTAAATAAAGTAGATCCTGAATTAAATCTTCTTAAAAGAGCTTGGAAAGCTATTAAGAATTTCATAAGTAAATGGGTTTGGAGAACCGATACTAGTATTGATAATATTTTTAATAGAATCGATTCTGGTTATTACAATAGATCTAAACAAGATTCGGCTGCTGTAAATGAATTTCTTGCTGCATATAAAGGTGCAGGTGCTCCATTTAAAATAAGAAACCACAAATTTAAAAACATTACTAACACACAATTCAAAGAAACTGTAAATTCACTTGTAGGTGCTTTATTTACATTAAATAACATAAGACTACGTGATGATTTGCAAAATCTTAATTATGGAGTGTTAAAAGCTGCATTAAAACCAGATATAACAGCTAAATTAGTTGAAAAAGGAACTATTACTAAGGAACAAGGAGAAGTTAGAGATGAAATCTACAATACGTTCGATACTGTATTTAAACCTGAAATCATAAATAAATTAAACGAGTATCAAATAAGAGCAGTAGATAAACAAGAAAACATTGATGCAGAAATTGATGAAAAAGCAGTTGGTAATAGCGTAGGAGATCAAATGGCTAACTACATTCAAGAACAACTGTCTGTTTCAGTTAAAGATAATGCTCTTGCATCTATAAAAATTTTCATTGCGACAATGCCTAGAACAGAATTTGTAATGAAACAAAAAACAAATCCTGATGGCACTGTAACCCAAGTACAGGGTGTTGCTGTAATAAAGAGCCCTGTTACAGGTTTACCTCTAATGGTAGATTTTGATAAATCTTGGAATACTATTATTAATGAGATCCACTCTGAAAACACATTCAAAGGGATGATGGACAAGAGTGCAAAACTTGCTAAAGTAGCACCGTTATTTAAAACTCTGTATAACGAGTTATACAAGGTTACAAACGAATACGTGCAGAAGAAAGGTATTCAAGAGGATGAAGCTCAAAAAATAGCAAGAGAGAACTTACAAACTCAGTTTAGAAATACGTTCCGTAAAGCTAGACATAAGTTAGTTGGTATTTTATCAGAAAAAGTTGAAGATGAAAATGGTAATGAACAAACTAACTTATATGTTAAAGATGAAAATGCAAATAAGGTATCTAAAAACATATTAGAAGGTTGGAACTATAGTTTAATAACAAATGGAAGCGTATTAGACACTTCTGATAACTTATTCAAAGCAAAAGTTAGTGAATCTGAAGAATTCATAGCTAGAGAAATCAACAATGAGTTTAATAAAATAATAAAGGTTGTAGAGAAATATAAAACTACACCTAACAAAAAATTAGTAAATGGTCAAACTTACAAAGAATATGTACCAGAAAAGTTAATTACTATTAAGAACAAGATAGTTGATTTACTCAATAAAGTTGGAGTAGAAATTGATTTAGAGTCACTAAATTCTTTCCTTACTAAGGAATATTACAATTCAGATCCTACTGAAGCATTAGTTTCAATGTTATCAGATAGATCCAATAAGAGTATATACTTCTTCTTTAATTCCAAAGTAAAGGACTTGGCAAAAATTCAAGAAAGTGGTGTAATTCCTGGTCAATACAATAGAAGTATTACAAAATACTATGCTGATTCTAAATTCTTAGGAAGACTTGCTGAGACATATGCAATGTTGCATCCTTCTTCTGATGAATTATCAGTATTAGCTACTGATGGTAAATTGTTATATCCTATATCAGAACACAATTATTTGTCTGATATGGTTCAAAGATTGGATAATGATCCAGTAACGGTAGAAGCACTTACCAAAGTGTTATACAATACTGGTAATAATGACAATCCTAATTATTTCAAGGGTTCTGTATTGTTAACAAATTTGTATAATAATGCGGATACTAAAGGTAAAATAGGGTTTGAAACACTTGTATACTTTAAGGAACAAGGTAGTGCAGATAAAGGACGTAAGTATACAGAAATATCCCCTCTTGAAGACTATATTGCTAAAATGACATTTACCAGAGCAGGTAGAATTATCTTACCTACTATGGGTGATTCTCAAACATATAATACATTGTATGGTACTGCAATAAATAACTTCAAGAATCCATTTGATGTAAGCAATGGTGAAATAAAGTTCGATGCTCAAATTCTTAAAAGATTTATCAATTACTTTGAAACTGAATTAGATACCATTGAATTTAATTACAAGAATGAGAAGAATTTGACTGAAGAACAAAAAATAAAGAACTATGACACTGGAAACAGAAACGGTTATAGATTCAGCTATTTCAACGGATTCTTTAAATTGAAAGAAAGACCTACATTAAATGGTATTGAATTTGAAAAAGATTTTTCAAACTTTAACGAAGCATTAGACCTAGCAGAAGATCTTGGTGGTAATGAATATGGAACTTCTATTATTTCTCAAATAAGAAATAATTGGAATAAGTTCAGTAATGCTGAGAAAGCAAATCTGATGAATAACTATCTATGGGATGCATTTAAAGATGAGTTAAATTATGCACAAGAATTAGGTATAATTAAATGGGATGGTAATAAAATAGCTAGTGTAACGAGTTTAGCATTACCACAGAAGGCATTAGAAGAAGCATCATCACATTATAAAAAATCTGCAACAGTTTCTAATTATAGCGAAAATCTTGGTGCTGCTGAAATGATTGGTAATTATTTTGCTAATACCATTTCTTCAGTAATTGAATTTGAGAAACTTTTTATAAAAGATCCAGCCTACTACAAAAATCCTGTAGATAAAATTAAACGTTTACGTGAGGTATTATCCACTGGTGTTACTCCAAGAATAGACTACGAAGAAGGAAATACAATGGCAGATCTCACTGAAGTGAACGTAGGTACACTATCAGATAATGTTATCGTAAGTAGACAAGCTGATCAAATTGCAGAGTATGCTAAAAGATCTGCGGCTATACGCTTGCTTCAGGAAATGCACAATATGACATTAGATGAGGCAATTAGAACTTACGATAGTTCTGAAGCTTTACCTCAGGATGTAGAAGATGCAGCTAATCTTATAGTAAGAAATAAATTTAATGGTTATCTTAATCCAAAAGGTAAAGTAAACCAAACTGATGCCACAGTACTAATATCTCCAGAGTTTTATAAAGAACTAGTACGTAGAGTAGATGGATGGACACCGCAAGTAGCAAAAGCATTTGACTTACTTAATGATCCAAATGCAGATCTTGAAGCAGATATGGATACGTATGCAGAAGCATTGGCGGTTACATTGAAACCTTTGAAATTCATGTATTTTGGTGATCATTACGATGTAGGTGCTAAAAGGGATATACCAATATTTGATAAGATGGCTATGTTCCCTGTGCATCGTATTTTCTCTACTGGGGATATGGGTAAAGTATTGGAAGTTATGCAATCACGTAATATCCATATGCTTGCTTTTGATTCCGCAGTAAAAGTAGGACAAAGGGCTAAAGAGGTTAAATCAAGAATTTATAAAGATAAGACTAATAAAGAAATAGACATGGACAGTTTAATGTCAATGCCTACTCATAAACAGTCTTTAACTAACTTTAGACGTCAGTTAATTACTGATCCTCATCATGCAGAAAGACAGATGTTTGTATCTCAAGCACAAAAAGCTGCTATGGGTAATATCAGAAGTGCATGGAAATATACCACACCAGATGGTAAAGTGTACAGTGGTGATGAATTAATTAACAATTTTAATGGTGCTCATAATGCTATTACTGAGGCTGGTAGAAAAGAGATAGAAAGAGATTTTGGTATTACTCCAGATAAACCCCAAGTAAGTGTACAAAGGTTTGCTGAAATTATGCAACGCAAAGCTCTAAGTTCAAACATGAATGACAATGTTATTAATGGTTTGGATGTCGAAAATGGTGAAACTGTTGCACCAATTTCTGGTTTATCTGATAACTCTTGGATAGAAAGCGGTCTTATATCAATGTTGAATAAATCAATTGTTGATACCAACTTACCTGGTGGTATGTTTATTCAAATGTCTTCGATATTGTACAATAGAATTGCTGTAACTTCAGATGTACAAAATGAAAGAAAGTTAAGATTCGCAAATACCGATGGTACTATGGATTGTGTTATTTCAATCAACTTATTGAAACACATAATTCCAGATTATGACAAAAAGACTTTTAGTGAAGCTAAGAAGTGGTTAATAGATCATGGTATAGTTGGTCCAAATTCTAAGGCTATTGCAATGGGTTATCGTATTCCTGCTCAAGGCCAAGCGTCAACTGCAGCTCTTAAAGTAGTAGATTTGTATCCTGAGCAAATTGGTGATACTATCACATTACCCGATGAATTTACATCTCTTACTGGTTCTGACTTCGATATTGATAAGTTATTTGTTGCTAGGTACAATTATGATAAGAATGGTAATAGAATCAAATTTGAGACTAAAGAAGATTATACTAATAGACTTAGAGAAGCTGGTCTAGATGATGAAACCATAGTTCGTAGAGTTTATGAAAGATATAATGGTAAAACTGACTTTGAAGCAAACTCAAAAGAAGCAAATGAAAACATGCTTCTTGATATGTATATATCAGTTATTTCTAACCCATTGAACTTTGCAGAAGCTAGACAACCACTAGATACAGTAACCGATTACTTAAAAGATACTATTCTTAAAGAAGTAGATACAATAACTGGTCAAGGTAAACGTACAAGCAAATCCCAACTGTATTATGCCACTCCAGCATTCCAGAGTAGAACTAAAGCGGAGTTGAATGGTGGTAAATTTGGTATTGGTCCATTTGCATTAGCAAATGCTCATCAAGTTCTTACTCAATTGGTTAAACTAAGATTTAAACCAAATAAAATTTTAAGAGACTATGGTATAAGTAATTTGTACGGTATCCAGAGTAATGATAGAAATAAGATCAATATCCTTGACTGGTTATCAGCATTAATCAATGCTCATGTGGACGTTGCAAAAGATCCATACATCATTCGATTGAATGTAAGGAAGTTAACATTTAATATGACTAACTTCTTGATAAGATCTGGTAAAGGTGAAAGTACATTCTATTTCTTACCTCAACAAATATTAAAAGACTTTGCAATAGAATACGATAAATACTCTGGCTTTTATAATGTAGATACACAAAATAAAAATCCTGAAAGTCTAGCATATAGAACCATCTGGAATACATATTTTGAGAAAGCAAAATCTTTATCTAAAGGTAAATATGATCAATTTTTAGACTTTTTAAATGATAAAGGTGTAGGTGCTAAACAAAGAGCAAAGATGTTCGATGTCAATTACTTAAAGAAGCAATTGAAAAAAGAAGAAACATTTGATTGGTACTACAATCAGTTGCTCATTATGAAGACTTATCAAGAACTTAATCCGTTCTCAAGATCTTTGTCTGAATTAACTACATTGTCTCAAATTGATACTAAGCGCTTTGGTAATAATTTTGGTTTACAAAGTGCATTCTTGGATAAGTGGAAACAATTCATGGTAGAACAGCAAGTATTTGAAGATCCTATAAAAGTATTTTCAAATACATTCTTAGGTAAGAAAATGCAAGATGCATTGATATTCCCTAGAATTGCCTTCCAAAACACAATGATTAGACTTACTCCAGAATTTGAAAACTTAAGAACATTAATAGAATTCTATACTAAAGGTTATGCAATTAGTGATGATACATACATTAATAATATTACCAGAAGTATGGAAGCTACGTATAAAGCTGGTTTCTTTAATAAGTATTTAGCTGAAAATGGAATAAAGCTCAGTAGTTTGTTAGGTGGTCCAAATAGTATCTCTAAGAGATTGGATAGAATTAAATCTGATGTAAGAAGTGGCAAATATCCAGATTTATTAAGTAGTGATGGTTCATTTGAAAATGTACTTATTAATAACATCTTTAGTAGACCAAAGGAAGATACAACTGAATTAAATGGTCCTGATTTTATTGCTTACAAACCAAACAAGAGTGGTGATAATAACTTAGAAAATGAGATCATTAGAGCTTGGGAGGAATTGTGGGATAGTGATTATCAGGAAATAAGAGATTTTGCAAAAGATCTTGCATTGTATGCTTTCTATACTTCTGGTGATGCATTTGGTAAGAATAATATCTTTAGATATGTACCTAATTCAATCAGAGAGGAAATAGGTTATTTTGATTACATTAGAGATTTAGAACGAAATCCTGATGATGCAGTTAAAGATATTAAAGTATTCCAAGTAATAAAAGACTTGTGGTGGAACGACCACGTAGTTCCTACTATTGATTATTACGTATTAGATTCTAGTAGAGAAACTATTGAAGAAGAAGGTAGACCTGTATACAGGGCGTTACCTCACGAAGATAGTGGTTTTACTGTAGTAAACAAGAAAGGAGTAGAAGTACAGATTCCTGGTATTATATATGACAAGAAATCTCAATCTATAATTTCATTCAATCAGAATGGTCAACCCATATTTCCACCATTTAAAAAAGTAAAATTAGATAGAAACAATGATCCTAGAACAACATTCTTATATGAATATATAGGTATTAATGAAGATGAAGCTCCAGTATATCGATTAATTAATAAAAAGGGAATTGCATATAGAGGTAATGTATTAATAGAAAATGGTCGTAGTAAATCAGTTTTAAAGTACAATAATGTTGTACCAAAGGGTTATGAGATTATGCCAGAAGAACCAATAACTTGGGTTACTGATCTTACTCCGGTAAAAGCTAGTTTACGAGCAAAGGCATTTAATCAAGCTGGTGAGTTTAATACAGATATGCTTGCTAATATACAGCAAACAGTTAAAACTCAACAAGCAACTGAACCATTATCTTATCAAGAATGGGTTAAAGACTATCAAACTCAAAAAGGTGAAGCTGATGCAGAAGCGGCATATCAACAATATCTGGATAACTTTGAGTATAATAAACCACAAATTGATGAACAGTCTCCAGTACAACCGAATGCATCTACAAACCTTGCAGAAGCATGGTCTCAAAAAGAAGGATGGTCTACAGAATATTTTAATTCCAAAGTATTACCAAAAATAAATGAAGCATGGCAAATTGAATATGAGTTAGCCCCTGATCAATCTGTTCCAGCTAAATTTAAAGGTAATATGACTTTTGATTATGGAGAACATGGTAGACCAGGATTAAAATCCAAATCAACTATAGAAGCAGTTAGAAATGGGGAAAGAACAGCAACAACAAGATATGAATCACAAGGGCATTTAGATTATTGGAAACAAGCTCAAGTAGGTGATGTTATTGAATGGAAACGTGGAAATGAATCTGTAAAAGTTTTAGTTACTAAACCTTTGACTAAATTAAGAACTTCTGATGCTATTCAACAAGATCTATTTGCATCTGAACAACCTATCGCACCTACATTTAGTACCTCCGATGTAAAACAACCAGCAATTACTGATACTACTAAGGAATTCTTAGATTATGCTAATCAATTTGGTTTTACTGATGAAGCTGCTTTACTTGCAAAAGATTTACCAAAAGCATCCGAAGAGGCTAAGAAAGTAGAAGAAGAGTATGTATTTACATTTAATGACGGGTTTAAGATCAATTTACCATTCTCATTAAATGATCAACAGAAATCAGCTTTATATGAACTAGAGAAGTTCATTGAAGACTATGGAACTGAAATTACTTTATCTGGTTATGCTGGTACAGGTAAATCTACTATCATTGGTATATTTAGTAAGTGGTTAGATCACAGAATTGGTAGAGGCAACATTGTATATACTGCTCCTATTCATAGAGCAAATGTTATAACTAAACAAAACAATCCTAATGCTAATGTATATACGCTTTCTGCTCTATTTGGGTTTACTCCAGATACAGATGAAGCAATGGAACGTGAATCATTGGATTTAAGAAAACTAGAGTTTAGAGCTAAGAATCAAGTGAAATATGAACCAGGTCAATTAATTATTATTGATGAAGCTTCAATGGTGCAAGACGGTTTGTATGAATACATTCAGAAAATCGTAGCTAAAGATGGTGTTAGTGTGATATATGTTGGGGATTCTGCACAATTAAGACCTGTAAAATCAGATCATATTTCTAAAGTATTTACATCTGATGGAGTACCTCAAATAACTTTAACCAAAGTAGAAAGAACGGGTGATAATCCTATTTTAAAAGAAGCCACCAGACTTAGACGAGGTGAAGGATTGAGTTACCAAACTGATATAAATGATAAAGGTCAAGGGGTGTTGTATACTTCTAATGATACAGTTATAAATGAAAACTTAAAACAAATTATATCTTCTGAAGAGTTTAATGCTGATCCTTTGCATTTTAGAGTTATTACTGCTACAAATGCTGCAGCAGCTACATATAATTCAAAGATTAGATCTTTAAGATACGGAAAATTTGCTAAGCCCTTTGTAAAAGGCGACATTCTAATGGGGTACTCAAACAAACTTAGAAAACCAGATGGGTCTTATAGATTAATAAATTCTATGGATTATATAGTACAGAATGTTAGAGATACTACTGTCAAGTTTAAAACTGATAAAGGTGATATAGAATTTAAAGCATTCAAATTATCAATCAGACCTATTGGCAATACTATTATGGATGACTTCCATATTACTGTAATTGATAAAAATGAACCAGATTCTAAGCTATTTGAAATAGTAGAATATAAAGACAGATTGTGGAGAATGGCTAAAGAAGCCAAACAGGATAAGCAAATATCTAAATATAGAGATTTGGTTCAAATGGCGTTTAACATTGATAATGAATTAAACATTACCAAGAATTTAGAAGACAATCAAGGTAGGTTAAAAATTAGAAAAGCAATTGATTATGGGTACGCACAAACTGTTTGGAAATCACAAGGTAGTACATACAGTAAAGTTTTAATACTCTCCAATGAAATTGATACGTTTGGTTATGGTAGAGATGTAATGCAATTAAGAAACGAGTTGAGATATGTAGCTGTATCACGTGCTAAAAACTTTGTTATAATAAATTCAGAAGCTGAAAATAAAAAGAAAGTTTCCATGAGAAATGAAATAGCTGAAGAGGATTTGTTAGATGATATAGAATTTGAACCAGCTACAGAAGAACAAGCAATAAAAGCATCTTTACAGGATTCAATTGATGAGTTAACAGCAAATGGTAAACAACGTAGAAAAGAATGTGAATAATTATGCAGTGTTTAAATATTAAAAATAAAGAGGTTGCAGCTTTACTCAAGAAATATACAAAGATATTGGGTAATGAAAATGCTGCATATTATGTGTTATCAGAAAACAATGGTTATGGTTTAGATAAGGCTCCCAATGGGGAGCCATCTAAGCTATTTTCAGATTTAGTTAATCATTTTAATGGTAATAAGAAAGAAGCTATACGAACAAAGTCATTAATATATTCTGCACAATTTAGACAGATAAGAAACATTGTATTAAATAATGATGGAGAAGTATCTATAGATGTGTTATTAAATAATTCAGATAAAATAAATAATCCATCATACGTTCCAAAAAAAATACACGAAACGTATAATAAACTTATTCAAGCTTTGTCAAGGCGAATAAAAGATATTCGATATGCAAAATATAGTGACAGTAAGAAAGTAGATGAACTAAGAGCATTGGAATTTAAATTAAATCAATTGGAAAACGATCAAGCTACTTTTGAATTTGTAGATTATATGGCA